GGCGTGCTGCTTCTTGATGGTGGCGATCTGTATCATGCCGGCCGCCGTGGCCATGGCCGCCGCCACGGCTCCCAGCAACCAGTGCTCCTTGGCGGCGGAGGCGTAGGCGTTGATGGCCGCCAGGGCGGTGGAGGCGAAGGCTTGCGCTATCTCTATCTTCATCTGCTTCTTGTTGTAACGGGTCTTTATCTTGGCCAGCTCCTTCTGCTTCTTGTCCTCCAGCTTTTTCTGCTTGGCGGTGTTGTTGCCCGCCGCCTCTATCATCTTGTCGTATTTCTTGGTCGTGACGTTCTGCTCGTACTGCGACTGCGCGGCATAGTAAGACGACGTGGCTCCCATCACCTGACTGATGCCGTTGAAGGCCACGGTGGCGTATTGCACCATCTCCGTGAGGAACTCGCTCGTCACCTGTCGCTTGGCGGCCTGGTAGGCGTTGTAATTGGCCGCGTCGTTGGCGTAGAGCTGCCGCAGCTGCTCCATGGTGTTGCGATAGTTCTCTATGGTGCCTATGAACCGGTTGGTGGTGCCCGTCTGCCCCGACGGGTCGTAAGCGTCGCCCGCCGCTCCCTTGGCCGTGTTCACCATCGTGGACACTTGTGATTCGAAGGCATTGGCCTTGCTGCCGGGTCCCTTCTCCCTGGCTGTCCTGGCGGCGGCTTCCGCCTCGGCGTTCGCCGCCATGTCTGCGTATCGCTCCCTGATGGCCAAGAGCATCCGCTGGTACTCCTCCTCGCTGATCAGTCCTCGGCGGTGCAGCTCATCCAGCCCCTTGATGGCTATCTCCTCCTGTCTGCTGATGTCCAGTCGGCCATACCTTTCCCTCATGCGCTGCAGCCGCTCTTGGTATTGCTCCTGCAGCTGCAGGGCGTGCTCCTGCTCCGCCTGCTCCATCTCCGCCTTCTGGTCGAACCATTCCTTCGTGCCCTTGGCGTAGACGTTGAGCCGGTTCCGTTGCGCTTCCATGTCGTTCTGGAATAGGGCCTCGTTGAGAGCGTCCTCGTCCTGGTACATCTCGCTCTGCTGGTCGTAGAACTGCGCCCTGATGGCGGCGGCCTGCGCCACTCGCCTGCGCTCTATCTCCCGCAGGGTCATCTCGGTGACGGCCTGCTGGTGCTCTTGCTGGTCTTCCTGCTCCTCGGCCAGCAGCTCGTTGTATTCCGCGCTGCCTTCCTTCCACAAGTCCTTGCGCTTGTCCACGCTCTGTTGCGCTATCTCGGCCTGCCTGTCCAGGTACTCGCTGTAGGTTATCTCGCCCTGCGCGTACTGCTGGGCAAGCTCGGCCATCATGGCCTTCTCCTCTGCCACGATCGCCTTGGCCTGCTGCTTCTTGGCTCTCAGCTCTTCGGCGGCGCGCTTCTTAGCCTCCTTGTCGTCGATGATGGTGGTGGACTTCCCGCCGCCACCGTTATCTTCTTCATTTTGTTTGATGGCTTTCGCTGCGGCCTCTTGTCTTAGCCTTTCCCCATAGGCCTTGTTGATTGCGTCTTCCTTCTGCTTCACCTTGGCGAGCTGTCTGTCTATTTCCACCACGTCATTCTTCGCCTTCTCCAGGTTGGCATTCACGAAGTTTGTCTCCGCCGCATTATAACTTCTCGCCCAAACTGGCTTCTGTGACTGGCTGTTATTGCTGCCTGTCAGGGCGTTGGCAGAGTTCCAAGCGTCTACGGCTTCACCTCTTCTCACGACGAGGCGTGCCCGCTCTTCCCCGATTTCGGCCAGCATTTCCTTTGCCCCTTCCAGCTCATACTTTCGCATTAGCTCATCATTGTATTTCTTCAGGGCCTCCGTGGATGCGTTGAACTTCCCCGTACTCTCGTCTATCTGCGCATTGAAGTTTGGGATTATCTTGTTCAGTTGCTCGCAAACGGCCTTCCTCTCCTTCAGGCTTATGTTCTCGTCTTTCGCGGCTTCTATGAGCCGTTCCGTCTTCTGCTGTTCCTCCACCATGCGTTCGGCGGCCTGCTTGCGGATGTCGTTGAGAGCCTTCTGCCCCTCGCTCACATCGTCCTGCTTTCTCGCCAGGTCCACCAGCAGGGCGATGAGCACGCCCACTGCCGCGGCAACGGCCAGGTAGGGGTTGGCGACGAGGGTCGCCCACAGCTTCTTGCACGTGACCACCACCTTCTCGTTCCACAGCACCTGCAGCTTGGAGACGATGACATCCTTCTGCTTGGCGATGACCAGGGCGGTGATGGCCACGGTGAGGGTGGCCAGCGTAACGCCATACTTGGTCACGATGTCCACCAGGGCGGAGAGCGCCTTCACGGCCAGGCTTCCCGTGCTGATGCCCAGCTTGGCCACGGGCAGCAACTTCTCCCCCAGCTCCACGCTCACCTCCCGGAATCCCTTGGCGGCCTTGTCTATGCCCGCCTGCACGGTGTTGTTCTGCACGTTGAACTCGTTGATCACGCTCGTGCCCTCCTCGTAGGCCTCGTTGGCCAGGTTCTGGTACTTGCGGATGTCGTCCACCTTGTTGCTCATGGTGGTGAGCACGGAGATGGCTCTCGTGCCGTCCATGCCCATCTGGTTGAACATATTGGCCACCTCCTCGAATCCTCCCTGGCTCTTCATGGAGTCAAGCAGCGCGAGCACCGCCTCGTTCGCGTCGTTCTTCACCAGATCCGCGAACTGTTTCACGTCCATGCCCGCCAGCTGCGCGAACTTCTTTGTGTCGCTGGCCATGTTGGTGAGCAGCTGGTTGAACGCCGTGCTGCTCATCTCGTCCTGCAGCAGGTTCTCGTCCATCACGGCCGCGAAGGACAGGATGTCGGCCTGCGTCATGTTGAGCTGCTTTCCTACGCCCGCCACTCTTGCGGTGAAGTCCACGAGGTAGCCCGCCTCCGAGGCGGAGTTCTGCGCCAGCTCGTTGACGGCGGAACCTGTGGCGAGCATCGCCCCGCGGAGTCCCATGCGGTCATCCTCGCCGAAGGCCATGGCCAGCTTTCCTATCTGGTCCACGGCTCCCTCCCCGAGGTCGTCGCCCAAGGCCACGCCTATCTTGTCCGCCGCGTCCACGAACTCCTCTATGCTCTGGGTGCTGGTGATGCCCAGCCTTCCCGCCGCTCCCGCCAGGGCGTTCAGCTCCTCGCGGCTGGTGCGGGTGTCCATCCGCTTGAAGTCCTCGTTCATGCGGCGCACCTCCTCGTCCGTCTGCCCCGTGTACTTCCTGGTGTTGGCCATGGCCTCTTCCATATCGGCGAAGTCCTGCACTGTCTTGCGGATGGTGAGCGACATGCCCGTGAGCGATGCCACCATGCCCACGGCCAGGGCTTGGAATCGATTGGCCGCGTCGGCCATCCTGCCGAAGAAGCCGCCGCTCATGGAGCTGTCGGCGGTGATACGGTTGAGCTGCGCCCTCAGCTGCCTGGCCTGGGCGGTCATCTGCTTGAACTCCGCCGTGCCCGCTGACAAGCCCCGCAGCCGTTCGTTCACTATCTTCAGCGAGTATTCCAGCTCCCTCATGCTCGCCCCTCCCAGCTGCCTCATTGTCCTGTCCACCAGGGCGGTCTCCCGCCGCGTGATGGCCAGCGACTTGTTGGCCTGCTCTATCTCCTGCTCGTAGCGGTTGATGGCGTAGTTCACGGACTTCTGCTCGGCGTTCACCTTCTCCGCCGATGCCTTTATCTCGTCCATTCGGGTCTTGCACCGCTGCAGCAGCGCGTCCAGCCTGGCGTAGTCCTCTGGGTTGTTCACCTGCCGCATCTCCTTGCGGAGCGACCTCACGGCGGTCTCCAGCTGTCCGAGCGATACCTTCTGCACGTCCTTGACGGTGCGGATGGTGCGCTGCACGTTACTCTCGTAGTTCTTCAGCTCGGCCTGCGCCGCCTTGAGATCCTTGCCCAGATCCTTGATGAAGTTACTATCTCCCTTGGAGGAGATGGCCTTGTCCCTGGCGGCCTTCAAGTCTTCTATCTTCTTGCGCAGCCGCTCCACGTTGTCCTCCGCCTCCTTGGCGTTCAGGCGGACGATGGTCTCGAATTCTTGTCTCTGTGCCATGGTGTGTCGTTTCCCGCGAAGATAGCCGTCTCCCGCTTTTTGGAAAAATACGCCGGCGATATTACGGAAGAAGCCCTTGCCTTCACAGGCAAGGGCTTCCGAGCGTTCTATGATGTTTGCGCCATAAGGGCGCCAGTGATTTGTCTATACCGTGATGACCCGCAACTCATCCGCCAGCTTGTGCAGGCCTTCGGCTATCTTGTCGGCCTGCGCCTTCCTGGGCTTGGAGATGCCGGATGCGTAGTGCGCCAGTTGCTTCTGGTTGATGCCAGTGATGGTCTGCAATGCGGAAAACGAGAATATCCCGCGGAAGTATTCCAGGAGCGACTGCACGTCGAACCTGTAGATGATTTCGTATTCTCCGTCAAAGACCGCGGGATAAGGCCTTCCGTCCTCCCTCGCTCCCTCTACATAGAAATCCACGCTTTCCTTCACGTATCGCTTGAACCCTTCAAAGTCACCCGTATGGGCCACCACCCAGCCTGGCAGCAGGCTGCAATCGCAGCTGTAGCCGTTCTCGGTTCTTGCGGTGTTCATGATTACCTTCTCCATATTTTATCGTTTTCTTTAGTGTTTCTGGCAAAAGGAGTGGCGAGATAGGGTATCCCTGCCACTCTTGTGATTGAAAGCGTCCATGGAAGTGAGGGGATGAGGGGCGGTGTTAAAACACCAGCCCCGACTGGTTCTCTATGCTCTTCAGCAAGAATCCCCAAACGTCATCGTTCTCTCCGCCGTTGACCGTTACCGTCCCCTTCTTCGCTGGGTGATGGAATTGTCTGTGGCTTCCCTTTTGTCGGACGATGACCCATCCGTCTTTCTTCAAATCCCGTAGGATTTTACTTACTTTCACCGTTTTCATAGAACGCTCGTTTTAAATCACAATGCAAAGATAGTAAATTTACTACGATTACGCAAATAAAATCGGACAAAAAGTATATATATTACTATTATTTAACATTTCGCCCGCCTGGTCAGCGGTCATCCCCTTCAGCGGGAACTATGTCAAGGCTCGCGCTCATCGCTCTCGCCAGCCTGTCCACGATGTCCACCCCGGCATTGAATTTCCCCGCCTCTATCTTCGAAACGGTTGTGCGAGTCACGCCGCTCTTGTCGGCCACATCTTGCTGCGTCATGCCCTTAGTCTTGCGAGCCTCCTGCAGACTCCTCGTGCAGTAGGTGCGTTAATGTCCATGTATTTCGGGGGAGGCTTGCAGGCCTCCCTTTTTCGTTAGATTCCCGTGACATCAAGGAAACGGCATCATTTTCCCCGGGCGGGGAGAATGATACTCACTTGCCGCCCCTCTTCCTTGCGTACCAGCGGAGCAGGAGGATGGCCAGGGCGATGAGCGTAAGCCCGCCCAGCCACACCAGGGGCTTCTGCCACCAGCGGAGACGGTACTTGACGACTTCCTTGGTGACCTCCACGGGATAGGGGACGCTGTCGCGGCGGTGGATGAGGATGGTGTCCACCCGCCAGCGGTCTCTGTATCGGGTGTGGACGGTGACCTTCTCCACCCACTGGGTGTCGCCCGCCGCCCACTGGTGGATATAAACGCTGTCGTGGACGTGGATGGAGTCCACCCGCTCCACGAGGCGCACGCTGTCCCTGTACTTGATGGTCTCCACGGGCACGTATTTGGTGGTCTTGCAGCCGCTTAGCAACGGGAGCAAGAGCAGGAACGAGATGGCGCAGACGACGGCCATCGCGGTTCCCGCCGCCGTCACGATGCCTGGCGGCTCCCAGAAGCGTTTTTTCACTCCGCCCATCGCCTGGCCTCCCATTCCCTTCTCTTGACGAGTCCTTCCAGCACCTTGCCGCCCGCCTTGTTCCAGCGGCGGAACTCGGCCTGCACCTGCTCCGTGGGGGCGCGGTGGCGGATTTTTTTCAAGAGGGTGGAGCGGCGCAGATTGCCGATGCCCAAGTTGAACGCGAAAGATACCAACGCGGCGAACTGGCCTTGCGTCTCGCACACGCCGAGGTAGTTGACTTGCGCCTCCACCTCCCGCAGGTCTCCCCGCAGCAGCTGGTCGGCTTGCGCCTGGGTGATGACTTGGCCGGGCTTCACGCCGCGGGTGTGGCCTGTGCCTATTGTCCATACCCCGGCGGGGTCTTGGTAGGCGGTGAGGGAGCATCCCTCGAACTCTTGCAGCTTCCTCAGGTCGCTGCCTGTCGTTGTGTAGTCTGTCATTGTCTTGTTGTCGTTAAGGGGTTTGTCACAGGTAGTGCCGCCAGGCGTAGGGGCGGCGGCTCTCCAGGTAGCCTGGCTCGTCCTCGTGCTCGTATGCCTCCCGCTCGAAGGATATGGAGCGGTAGGCGTTTATCTCGAACACGAGGCGGTAGAGCCACTCCATGAGGTACCATATATAGAACGGGATGTAGAGCATCTCCCGCATCTGGGCGGTGTGTATCTCCTCGTGGCGGATGTCCTCGGCGGTGAGCGTCACGTCCTTTCGGGAGATGACGATGCCGAAGAGGTTGATGGCCTTGAATCCCTTGGGAGGGAAGTGCCTTGCTCTGATGATTCTCATTTTCTTCTCGTTTTCGGTTGTCGATTGCTTGGGGAGACGCAAGAATGCGTCTCTACATTCTTCGGGTGGATTTTCTCGCTTTGGGAGACGCGGGAACGCCCGCCGTCACTGGGTGATGACAATGGTCTGGTCCAACCCTGACGGGTCCATGCCGTCCAGCCCGTTCAGCCACTTCACGGGGTCGTACGCCTCCACCTGGGCGGTGAGGTCGACGGAGTTGTCCGCGCTGAAGTAGGCGACGAAGCGCAGCTTCTCGCCGCCCTTGAAGGCGGGCTTGTTGACGGTGATGATGAAGTTGAGGAAGCTCTCGCCGGGCACGTCGTGGGGGGTGATGTCCATGAGCTTCTGCCATCCCATGGCGATGTCGCCCATGGCGGAGCTGTTGTAGAAGTAGAGGCGGGGCTGCACCATGATGGCCTTGCCTGGCGCGTTCTCGTAGATGCGGAAGGCGAACCTGATTTGCCTGCCCATTTGGTTGTACATGCACTGCCACAGCTCGATGTCATGCCGGTAGCCGCTGCTGAATACGTTGACCTTGCCCACGTGGTCGTCGGCGGAGTAGAACGTGCCGGCCGCTCCCCATGAGTCGCTGCCGAAGTTGCCCTGGTACAGCTCCTGGGAGGAGAGGAAGAGTCGCAGGCTGAGCTCCGCGTTCTTCTGCGGGAAAGAGTGGAACATGATGCCCTTCTGCCCCAGTCTGTCCATGTAGGTGCCCAGGCTCATCACGTCCATCTGCCCGTTGTTCCACCAGGCCACGGCGCAGAGGTGGAGTCCCTTTCCCTGGAAGTAGTCGCCGTAGCCCCTGTTGGTCTGCTCGGGGTCGAAGGGGACGAGGGTGCCCGAGCCCACGTAGCGCACCCTCTGCGTGCCGCTCGGGAAGCGGGGGAAGAGGGGCGGCGAGGCGTGGCGGTAGCCCTCGAAGTCGGTGAGTCGGCTCCAGTCCTGTCCGGGGCGGGGGGCGAGGTAGTTGGGCTTGGGCAGGGTGCCCGCGGTGAGCTTGGCCAGGAATCCCTTGCTGCACACGAAGTTTGTGGTGCCATTGCCGTATCCCAGGCTCGTGGCCTTGGCGAACTCCAGTCCGTTGACCTGGACGGTGACCACCCGGTCTCCAAGGTCGCTCACCTGCGTCTCCTGCCTGCGCTGGGTGTCGGTGATTTCGCCCTGCGTGTTGTACCTGATGGGCTTGTGCCACGCCCACTTGTTTGTCTTGCCGTGCGTGTTGCCGCAGAGGTAGCCCAGGTCGTAGTTGCCCTTGTAGGGGGCCAGCCCCATGTGGTTGTACAGCTCCTGCAAGCCGATGGGGGCGATGACCTCGCCGTATTGTATGCTCATTGTCTGTTCTTTGTTTTTTGTTGTTGGTTGTTATATTCGCTTGCGCTGTGTGTAGAGACGCGTTTTCGCGTCTTGGCCAGCTAGCTTGCGGCGGGAGCGCCCATCCCTAGCTTGCCTTTCCTTGCTTGCCGAGACGCGAGAACGCGTCTCTACATTCTTCGGGTGGATTTTCTCGCTTGGGGAGACGCAAGAATGCGTCTCTACGTTCTCGGGGGATGGATTGCCGCGCCGCGTCTCTACGTTCTCGGGGGATTGTCCTCGCCGCCCAGCGCTTCCTCCAGGCTCTCGCCCAGGTCGGTGTCCTTGCGCTTGGCCAGGGCGACGGCGAAGGTCTTGAGGAAGCGGGTGAGGCCGCTGCCGTCCTTGCCCGTGAGGCCGTGGAGGTAGAGGAAGTGGCCGACGACGCTCTTGGCCTCGCAGAGGATGGCGACGATGGCGGCGAACACGCCGCCCATGCGGTAGTCCACGCCCAGGGGCTGGAGGACGGCCATGCCCGTGAACACGCCGAGGGCGAGCCACACCACGTAGTCCACGA